GCAAGGTCACGCTTCCTACCTCTTATCTTTTGTTCGTCATCAACTGAAAAAAACTCAACTATAGATCCATTGCCAAAGGTGTAGATGTGCTCTGACTTGTTATGTCTAGCCACGTCATAAATCTCAAGTGTCTTCATTATCTCTAAGAAGTCTCTCATGACAGTAGCTCTCAATGCTGGGAACGTCTTACGAATGATACTGACCACCTTGTTAGGATTCTGTAGGCAGTAGACAATTATCAGCTGACATAGTGAGTAGGTCTTGCTTGACCTTGAGCCACCCTCATTGATAATGAATCTATGACTTGAGTCATTTAGTGCCTGGTGATTCTTTTGAAAGATTACAGTTGAATTTAGCTCCATAGACAAATGATACCACTTAGTAGTAGTACTTGTATTTATATATTGTATTACTATTTAGTAGTAATAATATTAACCTTTATCTCAGAGATAGCTTCACCTTTTGTGGTAGTGTCAACTCGCTCAGTCAGGTTGTTTAGTCTCTGAGTTATGGATGGATTGTATTGTCCAACCATGCCACCTTCAATCTGATCATGTCGGATGGCTTCCTCTATGCGTGTACAGATTGTCACATATTCAATATATCTCTCATCCACATTAGCAAAATATTGATGTACTGTACATCCATTATCTGCTGCATAACTTCTGAAACCTACTTGAGTCAATGGTCTCTCTAATGGGATAGCAGTTGCCTCGCCAGTCTTATTAGAGAGTGAGTATTGATATCTAGGATTAGCTTTGCACCAATCTCTGTAAGATACAAATAAGTCCCACATTGCCTCAGGAGTAGCTATGTATTTATGCTTAGCCATTGTCTTGAGTGACCTTCTTAGTGCGTTTCTTTTTAACTGGGACATCCTCAACTGCTGTGTACTCAATAACAGTAGACTCAGGAGCTGTAGCAGTGACTACCTCTTCAAAGATATGCTTAAGTCCAATTGTCTGATAGTATTTCACTTTGCTTAGGTCAAGGTTGTTGACTACGATAGTCTTAGTGCCTTGGAATCTGTCATAGATTTTGACAGTTTTACCTACGAATTCTGGTTTGATTGTGTATTCCATAATGTTAGTCTTTATACCTATATTGTATCTCTTTTATATTTTGTTTTATTTCTTTGATTAGAAAGAATGCCGATGTGCTGTTGATGTTAAAATACTTAGCAAGAGCTGTCTGAGTAGAGTGCCCTTTGTCGTAATATGCCTCAAAGATAATCTTTTTTATTCTATCATCCAAAGAGTTGCGATATATCTCTACCATTGCCTTCTTGAAGTTATAGCTCTCTTCTAGGTTAACCTTATGCTCAATGTCGCTAGCATCATCCAGTGAGTCCTCAAGGTACTCATGTGATCTGTAGATGTCATCTTTTTTAGTCCTAGAGCCTTGCGTCCAAATGAGCTCATACTTAATTGTGTTGAGTAGATAGCTTTTAGCCTTGTCTTCTGTGATATTTTCTATCTGTAGCTTAGCACAATGAAGGTAAGCGTTGTTGATGACAGCATCAGCTTCTATAGAGCTAGGAATTTTGAGTCGCTGGATAAAGTGCTTGGTATATTTAAGCACCTCAAGGTAGTTGTTAGTCAAGTATTGGTCAAGCATTTTTTTCATACCACGATAAAAAGTCCTTATACCACACTTTCCTTCTAACTGTAGAGCAAAAGCACTCTTTATCAACAATACCAGTGTGAGCTACTTTAACCATCTTGAGCTGTGATAGTGACCTCTTTGTCATAGTCTCATTCTCAGGTAGATTTATGATAGACTCTACGAGTTGTATATCAGTTTCTGTAAGCATACTGCTGTGAGTGAAGTAGCACATGCTACAGTGAATGATTGTGAGTAGATGAGTGCTGTCCAAAATGACATACACTTCCAGCATCCTAGAGCAGTATGTAGCCAGTCAGGTAGTATGAATCTGTCAATGTATTTCTGAATGGGCTCGAAGTTAACAAACCACCAGGAGACTACTAACGAAGTAAAGAATGCTGTCATGTTGCGAATATACTAATTTTGAATGTACCATTTAAACCATTTCTCATAAAATGAGTCTTTAACAGTGTTGCCAGTCAGAAACCTAGACAATTGTGAGCCATTCACTCCAATGTCCTCAGCTATGTGTATCTGCTTGTATCTGTTAGTCATTCTCAGGTTAGTCTGTTCTATCATCCATTGCTTGATGGAGAAGTCCTTACTTGTTGCGATAGTGATAGTATGCATCTCTGATGAATCCATAGGTAAAATAAATTAGTATTATTATTGAAACGATTGTGACTCCTCTCTTGCCGAGGAAGTAGTGCATGCCATAGAAAAACAGCCCAAATGTAGCCATTAGGCATAGCACTACTATAATGTACTTAACTAATCTCATTAGAATAGCTTAGAGATAACTTTTAGAGCATTCAAGCTCACATAGTGAGTGCCATTGTATTCTCGACCTCTCAGCTCGAATGTTACCTCAACTTGTTCATTCACTTGGATAAAGTCAAGTAGGTCGATGTTGTCATTCACTAGTTGAAATTTTACCTCTTGTGGATACTTGTCATCAGGTTTACCTACCTTAAGGATAAACTCTTGCACTCTGAACTTCTCAGATACTTGCTTTGCTGGCAATTTGTTGATAATTACTCCAGTTGTTGTGTGTTGACTCATTTTGTTAATTTATATAGGTTTAAAAATCGTGCAGTTGTGCACTTGAATTCATTCATTGGGTTATCTGTAGTAGGCTTAGTTACTTGATAAACCACCATGCCAGCCTTATCTGAGATTGGCATCACTAACTGGTCTCTAGTTAGGTTAATGTACGTTTTGTTTAGTTCAATCATTTTGTTTTGTTTTAAAAGTTTCGTTGTAGTATTCTTCTGCTGATATTTCAGTTTTATACTGATACAATTCTGTTTCATAAGCATCCATTATCTGCTTCTTCTCCATTTCTTTGGCTTTTTTAAACATATCATACAATCTGTCATCATTTGATATATACCATCTTATTTCGTCCTCTAACCATTCTACTGCTGTCATTTCTTATTGTTTAAATTGTTAAATTCTTCTTTGCTTACTTTCCTAACATCTAGCTGGTCAATGTTATCTGTGACTAAGATACAATAATCATGACCTGACTTGTTGAACGTCTTAGCTGAGTATCTAGCATACTTGAGATTTTCTAGGCTTGACTCAATAATGAAATAGGATTTTTCCATTATTTACAGTTTAATTGTACAAAATATTCATTGTAGTACTCAGTACAAGCCAAAAGGCGCTCTCTAATGGACTCTTCTGTTGAAATGTTACGTTCGTACTGAAGTACTGTGATTCGTTTCTTAGGGTCAATGTGAGCTACCTTGTGGATAGATTTGTTATCCCAATCAGAAAGCAAGAAGTCATCTGTGTCAATCATGCAGTAGATTAATTCAGCTGATTCCTTATCACATAGCATCATGTAGCCTCTCAACTGCCACTCATAGTCTTTGTTGATTCCTTCTGCTGAGATAGCTGGGAAAGTCTCTAGTGACCATGATGTCTTGATGTCAATTATTGAATTGTCTAAGATGATGTCAGGTGTACCGATTAGACAGTCATTCTCAATAGTATCTCCATTCTTGATGTAGAATGTGTCTCTTACTTGATTGACTAGCTCAATAGACTCATGCTCCCAGTCAGTGCCTTTCTGCATTGCTTTAGTAGAGATAAAAGAGTTGTAGCCAAAGAAGTCCTCTTTTGCCTTGCTAGCGATATAAGACTTAGTAGTCTGTGATAGTATCTCTGACTTAGTGCGTGACTCAGTCATTAATTTTCCTAGTGATGATGGATGCCATTTCATAGTGCTTGTAATTGTTGTTTGGTTAATGTAAAATCTGCTTTCAATTTCTCTGCTGTGTACTTTCCTGATTCGATAGACTTAAGAGCCTCTTTGAATCTGTCATCTGTAAGTGATGGCTTAGCTGATGCACTAGCACTATTGCCATCATCATCTACAGCTTGAAGGCTCAATAGTGATTGTAAAGTTGCTCTACGGTAGTAAGTAGTAGCTCCAATCATTTTTTGTGGATCAATGTTGTCAGGTAGTGTCAACCAGCTTTCAATCATTTCACCAGTCTCAATGTCAATTATCTGAGTGCTCAGAACTTTGTCATGGATAGGTTGTAATAGGAGCAATCCATTCTCATGAAGGATAGGCTCAACTGTCTCAAGCAATGCGTTAATGTCAGCATAGCTCTTTTTAAAGTGAGGATTGGTGCTGTTCTTAACAACTTTGCCAATGCTCATTTTTGCCTTATGGATCTTAGTCCACAATGGCACTTTGGTTACTTCTGTTTGCATATATATTTATTTAATTGTTTACAAATGTAATAATATTTTTTAGTTGTGCAACTAATTTTATTGATTTATTTTATCATACCATTCTACAAATGTGTCAAAGTCTCTAGCAATGTAATAGATACCTTTGGCTGTCTCTATCTTTTGCTGATACTGTTTCTGTGCATCTGACTGCCTATCTTTTTTATACTTCACTTCAATCTTGACTGACCTACCATTTATAGTAGCTGAGATGTCAGCTGTTCCCTTAGTGCCTTGCCCTGGTGTCCACTTACCTGGCAACTGCTTTGTGTAGGCTATCTCGCCAGTTCCTACTTGAATCTTGTTACCTTCTCTGTATTGTCCCTGATTACCTATCCTCTCAGCTTGATTGCCAGTAGCATTGATGTAGAATATTATAGACTTAGTCAAGCTGTTTGCTGAGTTATCATTCCATTCTGTAAGTGCTATGTACTTTGGATTCATTGATGACTTAGCCATTGATATCTCTAGCTCTAATGCTTTGAGTTTTGCTCTGTTTTCTTTGGTCATATTGCTTTAGATTTGTAATAATTTTCAACTAAGTGCTCATTTTCTAGCTCCCAAAAATCTTTTATTAAATTTATAAATAATTTATGTGGATTTGGAGTCATCCAATCTACCTCTAGTGTGCCTTTGTGGTCAGTTATGCTAAAGATTTCTTCATCAAAGCAATAGCTTTCTATTTTGTTTTTAACATTCTGGAGTCTCTCAGACCTCCATTGTTCTTCTTGATTGTAATTTATTATCATAGTTATAATTTTTTTGCCATTTCATTTAAGTCATCTAAAATATCATACTCTTCTTTTACTTCTTCTTTAACTGTATTATCAGTTGCATACTCTACCCATCTTATACCATTAGTTTTACCTTCTAAAAAAATGTAGCCATTAAATGAAGCAAATGTTTTTAACCACCCTGAGAATCTTTTTTGTGTCAAGTATTTTACAAGGTCAGGATAATCTTTAGTTATTAAATTATATAAGTCATGCTTGTACAATCTAGTATTAAGAGATAGATTATCTGTTCCCCACTCATAAAATTCATAAGAAGTGTCTTTTATATACTTTCTGATTGGTAGATTAGTAAATTCGTGAGCTACTAAACCATTTAATAAGTAGTATTGAGAGCATTGTATCATAAAGTTATCAAACATTGTCCATTGCTCACTATCCCAGTCATCAAATAGCATGTGCTTAAATTCATCAATAGGTGTGTGATTGCTGTTAAAGTAGTCAGACATTTCAACTTCAAATTTTCTTCTATCAAATGATCCACCTACACCACCTATTGTATAATTTGTGGTAATTACTATCTTAGGTGACTTGTTAACTGGTAGTTTTATTGCATCTTGACCTTTATACTCAAGTGTGATTCCTTCAGTAATTAGAGAAAATAGATTTTCAAAGTTAAAATTCTTCTTAACGTCATCAAATATAAGTAGTTGAGTATCTGTTGACACTGTCTGATAAGGGAATGACTTAGTAAATTCAAATGTTTTACCATCTATTGAGGCTACTTTCTTAAGTTTAGATAATGAATTCCAAAATAGACCTTTACCACTACCTCCATTAGGATTCTCAGTCACATTCATATCATTGAATATTATTGCTTTATTGTTAGCACTTGTCTTATAAGAGTGCATTAAGTATCCAATAACTGACATAAATGACATGTACCTTCCTTTTTTTCTACCACTAATTAACCACAAGAAACGTCTAAACTCTGATTTTTTGTAGTTTGAATTAATATAGTCTCTATCTATAATATGTTTTTTCCAAACATAACCTTTAATATCAATATAGTCATGTGTAATAATTTCATTTTTGTTAATTTCAACAGCACAATTTCTGTAGTATAAGTAACATTTATCAGATGTATCTTCTAGCATTTCAACATCTGAGCTGTCAAGCATAGATAAAAAATCAGCTGTAAAGTATTTTGTAGCTCCAGCCATTAAGTCATAAGGTTGGTATCCTATCTCAGGTCTAGCAAGTAGTGCTCCTAATGTAAAATCTTTTATTCTTTTCTCATTAGTCTCTTCAATTAAATTCTGTTCCTTCTTAATAAAAGTAAATGTGTTACTATCTGTAGGAAAGTACTTATAAAAGTTGTTCTGTTGTAGCCAAAATTTATATTGATGAATACTAAGTAGTATCTTGTTGTTAGTTGTATAAGTCCAAAAGTTTTCAATATTACCAGTCTCTTTTATTGCATCTACACATTTGTTGATTTCATCATTTGAAAACTCAGGCAACATCTTAATAATATCAGATGTCTTTTTTCCAGCTCTTATATGTTTTTCAATCTTAATTTTAGATGTAGTATCCTCAAAAAACTTAGTGTTAAATTGTGAAGTCTTAAGGTAAGCTGAATTAACTATTTTTCTTATCTCAGCATCCTTACCTCCTTCATCAAAATTCAATAATACATTTTCAGCTTCACTTTTATTAATTCCAAATTCATTAAGAGCAGCAGCTAATTTAAAAAGATTGTTATTCTTTAAACCTGGTACCATTCCATACTTATTGTTCCACCATTTAAGTAGATTCTCTATTATTCTATTATCTGACTTAATAGCAATTACAACATCATTGTATCCTACTTCTTCAATCTCAGGCTCTTCTATTGTAGTCCAAGTAATTGAGTCAATATTAAGGTACAAATTAGGATCATAAGATTCAAAGCAAAATCTATCAATATTACTTCCTGAGCTATCCCAATATTCAGAGTTAAAATGCTTAGCAAGTGCATCAAAATAACCTTTATGAAGACCCTCTGTAGGTATTTTTATTAGAGCTTTTACACCTTTGCCTGATGGAGATATCCAAGCAGAGAATACATACTTATCTTTTATAAGATTAATCTTAAATAATTCAGCTTCAAAAAAGTTTTCAATATTATCAAAGTCTAAGATTATAAGACCTGACCTTTCATTTATTCCTTTGATTGACCTTTGATTAAATGTGCCATTAAAACATACACCAGGAAGAGTAGATTTTAGTTTTTTCTGCTGATCTTTGTCTACAGTTCTAATTAACTCTACAATTTCTTTTGATCTACCTAATTTAATTCTTTCTAGGCAGTAAAGAGCAGATTTGTTAAATGGGTTGGTCGTGTCTGTGACCTTTTTAAAAATGGATACGTTCATGTTTTCTTACTTTTAAGTTCTTGCTAAAAAAAAAATAAGGGGAAAGGTAGCAAGAAAACCTTTTAAGTGGATGCCTCCGACAACCCCTTTGCAAATTTACTAATTTTATTTATAACTACAATTTTTTTAGTAAAATTATCAATGTGCCCTAAATGTGCCCTAAATGTGCCCTGACTTTTTCTTAGTATTCATAAGGCTTTCAGATAAGCTAGGGCACAAGGGCACATTGTTTTCCCTTTTTTTGCCAACAGTGAAATATCTCTAAACACTATATTTTTAATATACATAGATATAGAGCCTTTAATGTGCCCTTGTGCCCTAATCTCTCTCCCTATACTGATCATTCTCTATCCTCTCCTTAATGATTCTCAAATCAGTTGTGTTGTTGCACTTCATAACATCCTCAAAGATAGAGTACTTAGGTAGCTGAACTGGTGGATAAAGATAGTCTTTAATTGGTGCAATTGCATCATCATAGAGCTTGTCATAGTTTTGAAACTGATTGTCTACTTTAAGTCCATGCATCACAGTAACATGGTCTTTGTCCATTATTTTACCTATCTGAGTTTTATTTATTTTCAATTTGTACAGCTCAGAGAATAAATAGTATCTCTTATACACCAGCTCTCTTTGTCTACTTTTATCGCATAGGTTGTGGAGCTCTATCATGTATTTGATTTTATCTATCATAACTTAAATTTATTTATTATTACTTCTAAACATTTTACTACTATGCTGTTGCCAGCTTGCTTGTACGCTTGTGAGTCACTTACAGGCCATGTGAATGTGTCAGGAAAGTCCATAAGTCGAAAACACTCTCTAGGTGTTAGTCTACGGATTTTGAAATCCTTTTTGATAATTGGTGGATTTTGACCAGTAAAGTTTTCTTTCCAAGTGTCTCGCATCATTGCCATAATAGCTGGTGAGTTTCCATCTGCTCTCCACCTTAAACCTTCATCAGTTCTGTAGTCACCTACCATCACACCTTGATTACAAGCTGTGCCTGATTTAACCATTATTTGTTTTGGTTGTTTAAAATCTGTAGCAGTTAAACAGCTAATGGAATCAGTATCTTGACTATAAACAGATCCACGTTCACCACCTTTATTAAGATTAGCTATTTCACCATTATTTTTATTATCAAAAGTTAACAATTCAAGCATTTTCTCACTTAAAAAATACTTATCATCTACATCATCCTCAAGTACATCTTTAAGTCTAGTAGTCAAATGTACTTCTTGCGGCCAGTCAAAAACATTATCCGTATCATCACGAACACCAATGATAAAAACTCGCTCTCTATTCTGTGGCACACCTAATTTTTTAGCGTTCAAAACTTTCCAATAAATGTGATAAGGTACAGCCTCATCTGTAGGAAAAATCACTGGTAAACCATTAACTGACTTACCACCTAAGTAGTTTATCCATTCTTGGAATGTTTTACCATTATCATCTGAAAGTAAACCTTTGACATTCTCAAATATAAAATAACGAGGCTTATTTTCTTGAATAAATTCGTGAGAGTTAAAAAATAGAATACCTCTTTTATCTCCTTTACCTAATCTCTTACCAGCTAAACTGAATGCTTGACATGGTGGCGAAGTCATGTAGATATCAAGTGATTCAGATGGAATCTCTCGATCATAAACATTTTTAGGATAGTATTTTGGCTCACCATAATTATGAATGAAGGTCTGCCTTGCATACTTGTCCATGTCACATGCGAAGACTTCTTGAAAGTCAACACCTAATCTTATCAAGGCTTGATTGAACGCACCAACACCTGAGAAATCACTGCCTACTTTTATCATAAAGGCTTTAAATAGTACTTGTTAAATTTATCTTTATTCACGTGGTACCCTAATGACTTGAATAGGCTAAAATATCTGTAGATTGTTCTGTTTGAAACATTGAGATATCTTTCTATTGTTGTAATTTGTCTAGGTCTTTCTTGCATTAGTTGGATCAACTTGATACATCTGTACATTTTAAATTGATTCATAGCTCTTCTACTTTATAACCATTATTAATATACCATTGTGGAGTCTCAGGAAGGTCATCAGGATACTTCTCATCTTGTAGGCATCCATTGTGGTCAAGGTAGCAATACCACCAAAAACCACCTAACTCTTCTACTGTGTCTTCTAACCATATTCTATGTGTTGCTTTCATAATGCTTGTATTTTTTGTTTAACTTTGTTCCAATACTGCTTAAATGGATTAGGTAACATAACATTGTCCATTGCTTGAATTACCTCATCAACTGCAATCAATGCACAGTACTTGGCTATCACAGTACATAGTATCTCCTCACCACATTCAGTATCACTGTTCATTAGCATTATCCTATAGCTATCTACTAACTCTATTGCTTTGTCTTTTGGTTTCATATTATCTCAGGTTTACAATTGTCTTGGTAGTATTCTTCTGCTGTGAAATCAAAACCTTCAGCTCCATTTTCATAAGCATCAATTATCTGCTCTTTCTCCATTTCAATAGCCTTATACATTGCTATTCTTAGCTCCTCAGATATTATGAATCTACATGAGATTTCATCTATCAGGAATTTAACTGCTGTGTCTTTCATATCATTTCAATTTTTAAGATTAAACCTATCCATCTGTCCACCATCAGGAATGCATGTTGTTTGTCGTATGCCTTCACTATCTTGAAGGACTTGTCTTTCATTGTTACTCTGTATGTTTTCATTTTTTGCTCTTAAATAGTTTATATAAAGTAGTATATTAAAGTGACCTCTTTTAGTCCAGTAGGACTCAATATCAGCTAAGTTCATCTTGTTCAATATATCCGTTGTTACAGCCACACTCCTCTTCAGTGTAGTGAATTTCATTACCAAATGTGCAGTAGTGTACCTCAATAGTACCTTCTCCATTGCAGTCAGGGCATATCATTGTTCACAAGTTTTAACAGTTGTGTACTTTTTGTGCTTGAATGTGCTCAGGTTTCTCCTAGTAGGAGGTGTAAGGTTGAACATTTCAATTAGCTCAGTGCAGTGATGCCATTTTGATTGATACTGGATAGCTCCTCTTGAGTCATAGCCTAATTCTTGGCAGGCAAATTGATACATTTTCCACAATCTTTTCTCTTCTTGAATGATGTGATTAATTAAATTTTGCATGTTACTTAGTTTTTAAGGTTAAAATTTTGATTGTTGCTGCTATGCTATATAGCACTAATAAATAAACGATTGTTCCTTGCATGATATTGTTTTTTGTGTTAATAATTATGAAACAAAGTTAGTAACTGTTTTCATATATGCAAACATTTTAACATATTTTAACATTTGATTGCATAAAAAAAGGGATAAACTATTCCTAGATCATCCCTCTTAGGGTGTTATTGTAACCAAACAATATACATGCGTGACAAATATAGTTATTTTTTCCTTCTGAGCAAGAATTTTATTAACTTTCCTACAAATCCTGACTGCTCATTTACATCTACTTTAACCTCGCCATTGGTGACTTGTACGTCAACATTCTCAGTATCTATATTAAGGCTCTTAGAGTCACTATCTTTATAAAAGTCTACGTCTACCTTAGGAGTATCCACTTTAACGTCTGTCACGCCATCTTTTCGCTTAATTTTAATATCTACATTCTTAGTGTCAATATTAATATCTAAGTCTCTTTTCTTTTTTGGTGTTTTCATTATAGGTTTTTTAACATTTCAATCATCTTAGGTTGTGGTGATATGTCACTCTTATCTCTTCTATAGCTGTTGTGAGTATATACTCCAGCAACACCTGACAAAGCATTCTTAGATACTGACCACATATCACTCTCATTGTATGTAAGTGAGATTCCATAAACACCATGCCAGTATACTAGCAATTGTCTTACAGATTCTATCTGTGCATCTGTGTAAGCGTGATAGTAAGTGTATCCCTTGTAAGGTTTATCAAGAACACACACTTGATCTAAGGGCACTTCTCTATTGACATAGTTGTAGAACTTACCATCCTTTAATTTAAGCGGCCCCCAATTGCATATCTCTATCCCTATTGTCATTTTATCTAATCTTTGGTAAGGAACACCCATAGCTCTGAACACATCAGGTTTAATACCTAAGTGATATGCCCAATTCTTAGAACTGAATGCTTGACAAATCTCACCATCAAATGTATCCTTAGAAAGACCTTTACCTGAGATCACAATACAAGTAGCAATACGACCTCTATCATCTTTATCCCACATCTTGATAGTGCCTGGTGCTGAAGAGTTGCCAGCTGTATGGTGCAACACTATCTGTAGCTTCTTAGTGTTCTCATTAACATACTGAGAATGATGCAAAGGTATTTGCTTGATCTTGCTTAAATTTAGCTTATCTTCTGACATGACCGTCGACAGTTAATTGTGACATTGTAGCTATCACTGTACACACTTCAATGGTGTGCTTAAGAATAGTCACTATGATTGGATGCAATTCTACTGGAGCAACTATCCCAGCGGATGCCATTACTCCTATTAAAATTGAATACTTTTGTATTGCCTTCCAAAATCTTGGAGTCTTGGAGAGCCAGCGGTCTTGTATATTTTTCATCTTTGGATTTGTATTTCGATTAATTTTTTTACTGAAATTGTGAGCTCACTTATCTGACTAGATAGGTGCTTGATCTCAAGCCTTGTCATCTGCTCTATAGCTGAGCTCTTCAACTTAGCCTCTTGCTCTACAAGGTCTATTTTATTGCTCAGGTTATACTGCTGTTCAATCATGTCCTTTTGTGTCTCTTGAATTTTTTGCATTTCAGAATGTAAGGTCTTTAAAAAGTAGCTGATAACAGATACTAATATAGTAATAATTGAGAATGCTATCTCGTTAAATGTCATAATATTAGTATTGAGTTGTTATAACCATTCTCACGCATCCCTCCACAAGGGCATCCACTATGGCATTGACCTACACAATTGCAAGAGCATTGGTCTATCATTGGTCTAAGGTCAGTATCTCTGTTGGTAGGGTCTGTGAATCCAGGATAAAGGTCTTTGTTAGCTATCAAGTATCTGATTAATCTTTGCTCATAAAATGAAGCCTTCTGTGCGTAGTGCTCCATGCCGAATGCTACCTCACTTCTGCTCACTGATGCTGAGAAATCACCAAACTGAGTCTGTAGACCTTTGTTCTTTAGTTGATAAGTCAAGCCAAAGATAGCATCCTCAGCACTTCTCCAAGCAATTACTGGCTGTATGAAGGTCACAAGTATCTCCTCATCATTTGTCAAGGTCTGAGCATTGTAAGCTCCTAGTAAATAATTGTAGTAAGTAGTCCCTAAGATAGGCATCACTCTCAATTGTGCCTGAGTAGCTATGTATGGAGTCACATCTGTAACATCTACATTCGCTGTGATTGGTGTATTGGTCTTTAGGTAGGTCTCTGTGATAAAGTAGATCATATTGTAGGTGTTTCAGTTGGTATTACGTCACCACCTTCTATAGGAGGTAGGGATGCAAGTGAGCGAACTTCATTAGGAGTCATTGCATTGAGTACTTTTGTAGCCACCAATGGTGATAGTGAGTTGATAGCGTCTGCTGTTTTACTAGCATCACCTTCAATCTCAACAATAGTCTCATTAATGATTTGAAAGTTGTTGATTGTATATTCGCCTGGTATCTTAGCAATCTCCAAAAGCTCATTAACTATCTCCTCTACTTGGTATCTCAATGGCATTACGACATTTTTCTCAAATATTACGTATGCTTGCTTGATGTCAGCTCCACCACCTAGAGAACCAGTAGTGCGAACACCCATAAGTATAGGATCAATTGTGTGAGCAAAACATATCTGCTCAGTATTCAAAGCTGATGCCTCATGGAATAGTTTATCATTGCCATTAGTAGGTAAAGATTCTATCTTAGGTAGTTGGTCAGCACTGTTAGCAAAGAATGCCACTGCCTTTCCAGCATTAGCCGCACCTTTAAGCCTATCAATTGTGTGCTTTATCATTGACTTCTCCTCTTCTGACTGTGGACGTTTTGGAAACATCATTGCAAATGAAGGAAAGATACTATTTTGTATGTTAGATTTTGCGAAGTAGCTCAACTCTCCACTAAGGAAAGCAAAATTAAGAGCACTGGTGTACTGTGGTAGTGGATACCATTCTTGACCTAGTGTCATAATCTCGTACACATACAATTGCTCAAGGTCACTATTGGTAGGATGGTATCTTTTTATAGATGTCACGTCAATTCTAGCGGACCAGTCATCACATAAAAAGTAAGTAACTTTATCTCTAGCAATTCTTACCTTCTCAGGTGATACATTGTATATCTTATAAAGTTCTCTCTTAGCATTGTAGCACAACTTGAAGTAAACTCTATGGTGTACAGTTAACTGCTGAGCAATTGCTCTTTCTACTTTGCCAAGTTTTATTTTTTTCTCAAATGTATACAGCTTTAGCTTATCCTCATTGGTCATTCCTTCACTCTTAAGAGTATAACCACCACCTACTGCTGAATTGGTCTTAAAGTCCACTATTGCACCATGTAGAGGTGATGTGTAGTAGAGCTGGTTTAATAGCTCAGGGAACATGTTATCTTGACCAAATGGAATGTATCCAGCTATCTGATATCTACCATTCACATAAGGTAGGGACAAGTTAGCATCACCTACTCTACCGAATGGTGTAGAGAATGACTGATAGCCTTCTACTACTTCTGTTGTTGTCTGAGGCTTAGCGCCTATAAATCTACTATACCAAGCCATTAGTCATAAATTGAGTTAATAATTGCACCAGCCACTACAAGCCTACCCTCTTCTATCATGTTCAATCCAGTCGGGTCAAGTGTAGGAGCTGAGCTCTCATAGACCTTATATCTGTACTGACCTTTAATGAAGTCAATGTCAGCTGGCTCAATGATAGTAAATAGGTTAAATCTTGAAGGCCACAATGAAGTATCTGTACCTTCCCAATAAATAGGGCTAGATGTTGTGTTAAATTCATCCTCGAACTCAAATAAATAGTAAGCATTTGATAAGGTTGTGACCTCAGTTAAGGTCAGCACAAAGCTATTGGTTGAGTCTTTCTCAAGATAAATCATACCTATATTGTATGATGCGAAAATTTTAATTAAAAAAAAGCCTTACATTTCTGCAAGGCCTCTTTATCTATGGAGAAAAGAATAGATTATGGTGCTGGTGTAATTAAAGTAGTCACTACTGACTCTTCAATTTGGAAAGCCAAAAATTCATTCTCAGCTAAAAGAGTGATAGAGTACTTACTACCATCAGCTCTAGCTGTTCCTGAGCCTTCACCAGTAGCAGTCAACTGCAAGTAAGGGAAAAACCAGTACAAGCCATTTGCATCTTGAACAATACCACTTAAGTACTGCTGACCTGATCCAAGTACTTTGATAGCACTAGACTTCACTGACTCACGTCTGTGAAACATTAGGTTAATAGTCTGAGTTACAAATGAAGACCCATTGATGATGTCAATGTTGGACTCCTCTGTGTAGCTTGAAGTATTGCGTCTGAATTCAAACTCAATAAATGGATCAGCTCCACCTACTAAGTCTAATGTGTCAATCAAGTAGTCATCAGCTGGATCAACTGACAATGTAGTCATGTCAACATTATCTTGTTGATTCACATAAAATTTATAAATACCACCAGTGTTGTTGTCACAACTCTTAAGGATGGTCTGAAGTGCATCACATGCCATTTTGTTTATATTTTAAAGTTGAAAAAATAGGGAGGCATTGCTACCTCCCTTTTATGTCTTAGATGTAGAATGGATTGTACAACACTATCTCAGATGGGTTAGTGTAGTGAAAACCTACCTTCATGTTAGCTCTTGTTCTCAACACTGGCTCAGCAACTGAGTCAGATAAGTTGATTGCTTTTAAAGCCTTAGAATCACCTTCAGCATCAAACGCATAGATCAAGTTGTTTTTCAAAGTCAATAAGATAGTGTTGTCAGGCATACCCTCACAAGCTACTACATTGATTCCTAAGAAAGTCAATCCTAATGGTAAAGTAACGAATGTTTGAGTGTTACCTTGTGCCGCTTTCAATTCGTATGCATTAGCTACATTTGTAGATACATAAAATCTTAAGTCAGCTTTTCTACGTACAATTGAATTAGGAGCCGCATTCAATACAGATTCCATAACTGTCAATACATTTGAAGTAGTAACTGCACCAGCATACAAGCCAGTGATAGCCGCATCATAGAACATTGGAAATAAGTATCCAGTGCACAAAGACAATAACTCATCCTCAGATGCTGTGTTACCTTGCCATCTTAATAACTCAATGTCTTGACCAATAACCATAGCCATCTCATTCCAGTAGTAAGACATGAATGAAGGTACAGTAAAGTCACCATTTGATCCTTTAGTCATTTGTAATGCTAAGAATGATTGCTCTAAGTCAAATTGACAAAGCTCAGCCATTGCTGATAAAGAACATACGTCAATGTCAATAGCATCAAGTACATCTGTACTAGGAGAGAAAGCACAGTTATATGCTTGCAATACTTGACCAAAAACTACATTAGCTAATTTGGTTTTTGACTTTACACCAGGCAAAGTTCTAAAGTTGTTAGGAATGTCAGGACTAGACAAATATGCCTTTGAATAGAACTCCTCTGGATTCGCAGCTAAAAGTGCGTTTGTTTCGATATCTAAATCGAATTTAAGGTTACGTGTCATTTTATTTTGATTTTGAAAATTTTACAAATTCTTTGAACTTTTCATGCGAGCTCATCGCCACTGGTGCTACTTCTTCTTCTTCAGTCTCTAAAGCTATAGATTCCTCAATTTGATTTTTCAATCCAGCTATCATAGCAATAACTGAATTCATGTGCTCCTCTAATAAAGGACGTACAATAGCAATAATAGCCTCAGCATCTAATGCTGGGTCAACAGCCATAGCCACTGCTGTGTCTGCCTCTGCATCCTCTTCTTCAGCTACTGGTGTTTCAGCCGCTACAGCTTCTTCTTCTTCAGCTACTGGGTCAGCAGTCATTTCGGTTGGTACATCTTTAATCTCAATAACCTCTCCGTCTTTTACAACATAGATCTTATCCTCAATTAGATGCTCTCCATCAGGTAATTTCATAGTATTTAATTTAATTTGTTCCGATAATTTCATCCCTAAGAAGCCTTCAATAGAATAGCCTACCTGACCTGACTCAACAAGCTCATCATAGTAAGCTCTATCTGTCACTTGACTTGTTAGCATTAATGTTCCCTTAGGAGCTTCAATGCCATAAGTAGTGAATGCCTTGTCAGTAGTTGGGTTGTCTACTATCCAAGCCTCTAAAATGTAAGCTGGGACTTTCTTAGTAGTGTCATGCTCAAGATTAAAGATGTCTTTGTTCTGTAAATTCTGCATGAACTTAGAATGGATCTGCTCAATAACCTCAGCTGAGAATTGAACGTCATACTCTTCACCATCCTCGTCTTTTCTGTAGATGTTCAT